ATGATATTGCAGCTTTGACGCCAAATGATGTCGAACCTCTCTATCGCAGCAAGTATTGGGATGCTATAAACGGTGACAATCTTCCTGTAGGGGTGGATTATGCCGTCTTCGATTTTGCCATCAATTCGGGGCCGTCCCGCGCAGCGAAAACCCTTCAAACGGTTCTCGGTGTTAATGCGGACGGAAAAATTGGGGCAACTACACTTAGTGCTCTTGAAGCGGCAAACCCTCGTGATGTTGTTACGTCAGTCTGCGAAGCCCGATTAGCGTTTTTGCAAAGTCTTGCGACTTATGATACCTTTGGGCGGGGATGGTCTAAGCGTGTTTCAGATGTGGAACAAGCAGCTTTTAACTTGGCTAGGTAGTCATGGATTATAATACTTACGTCCAACAGATAGCTACAATGTCGGTGGTTCCCACAACGGATACCAACTTTCAGATCATTTTGCCTCAAATGATTTCGTATGCTGAATTGCGTATGCAGCGCGATCTGGATTTTTTGTCTACACAAATTAGCACATCTGCCTACTCACTTACATCTGGCAATAATCAATTAACGCTTCCAACATTTCAATTTATTGTCCCACAAACTTTTGAAGTGTTAGACGGATTTGGCAATTCAATTCCGCTTTTGCCAGTTGCTAAAGAGTTCATACAAAATGTTTACGGATCGGGATCTGCGACAGGAATGCCCCAGTATTTTGCTGTTTATGGGGGTGATAATGCTACTACAGGTTATATGAGCCAATATATGATTGTTGGACCAACGCCAAATTTTGGTTATTCAGTCCGTTTGACGGGAACTGTTCATGCTGCCCCATTATCCGCTACCAACACTTCAACATTTATATCAACGTATCTTCCTGACATGTTTATAATGGCATCTATGATTTACATTTCAGCTTATCAGCGCAACTTTGGGCGTCTTAACGATGACCCTGCCATGGCTCAAACATATGAAAGTCAATATCAAGCTTTAAAGGCTGGCGCTTTGGTTGAAGAAAATCGTAAAAAGTTTCAAGCAGCAGCGTGGACTTCTTATTCGCCTGCTCCTGTCGCCAGCCCGACGAGGTAATCCATGCCTCATACAACAATAAAATTAAAACCGGGCGTTGAGACAAATACAACTCCTTCTCTTAATGAAGCCGCTTATTCATCTTCTCAGTTGATTCGTTTTTTGCCAGTACGAAATGGTCTTGGCTTGGCTCAAAAATTGGGTGGTTGGGTTTCTTATTTTAACACAGCCATTGGATCAACTATTCGTGCGCTAAAAGGATGGTCTGATATTAACGCCGTTAACCATCTTGGGATTGGGGCGGAATCATCGTTAGATGTTTTGACGAACAATAATTTGATCAATATTACACCACAAACAACAATTACCAATCAAACGGCAAAATTTTCTACGACAAGTGGTTCTGCAATTGTAAATGTCGTTGATTATGGTTTGATTGCGTCTATTTTGGATTATGTAAATTACATAACTCCCGTTTCCGTGGGCGGCGTTATTTTAAATGGACCATATCCTTTACAATCCGCATCTGTAGCAGTGACAGCCACAACGACGGCAGCAAGTGGAACCGGAACAACGGCTACTCTTACATTTTCGGCAGCAGCAGCAGCGGCACCTATTGGGTCCACTATTGTAGTAAGTGGTGTTACGCCAATAGGGTACAATGGGACTTGGGTTGTCACGGCATCATCTACAACGTCTGTTTCGTTTGCAAGCACCGCAACGGGCGCACAAACAGTAGCGGGTACTGTAAAATATGGCACGAATTATGCAATATATGCGGAAACATTAGCTACATCTACCGTTACAAACGATGGTGCGTCATATTCTTTTACCACAACTAGCGGTTCTTATATTGTCACAGGAACGCTGAATAATCACGGTTATTATGCTGGGTATGAGTTTTATGTTGGTATACCAGTTACTGTTGGCGGGATCACCCTCTCCGGCATATATACAGTTTTGACGGTTCCTACGGCTAATACATTTACATTTAATGCAGCTACTGTCGCAACATCCAGCGGTGGCCCGACGGCCATTAATGGCGGATTAATCAATTCTAATTTCTACATTGCTTTGGGTCCACAACCTACAACTACGGGGTTTGGCGTGGGCGGTTTTGGAACGGGGGGATTTGGCGCAGGTTCAATTCAACCATCCGTTGCCGGTACACCAATTACAACGACAGACTGGACGCTTGATAACTTTGGGTCTTATCTTGTCGCTTGCCCCGCTGGTGGCACAATCTATGAATATGATCCAAATGGGAAATTGCAAACAGCTCAATACATTGGCGGCAATTGCCCATTGGTCAATAGTGGTATTTTTGTAGCTATGCCACAACGGCAAATTGTTGCTTATGGGTCGTCATTTACATCTTCACCCGATCCTATGCTTGTCCGTTGGTCAGATGTAACTGATTTTACAGTTTGGGATGCTGCCGTTACAAATCAAGCTGGTTCATACCGTATTTCTACAGGTTCTAAAATTGTCGCTGGCGTTCAGGCTGCTCAACAAGGTCTTCTATGGACTGATCTTGATATGTGGGCGATGCAATACATCGGCCCTCCGTTTGTTTATGGTTTCAATAAAGTTGCATCTAACTGTGGCGCTATTTCTAGACATTGCATCGGGCAATTGAATGGCGTTGTTTATTGGATGTCCCAAAAACAATTTTTCATGTCTAGTGGCACAGGGTCTCAATCTATCCCGTGCCCTATTTGGGATGCTATTTTCCAAAACATCAATACAGCATATCTTTATAAAGTTTGCTGCGGCGTAAATAGTCAATTCAATGAGATAACTTGGTATTACCCATCTGCGACAGCTACAGAAAATGATAGCTATGCCAAATATAACACAATCCTCCAACAGTGGGACTTTGGTACTCTTGGCCGCACTGCTTGGATTGATCAATCTGTCCTTGGGTCTCCCATTGGTGCTGGGTCTGATACTTATCTTTATCAGCATGAAGTAGGTAACGATGCTTCCAATGGAAATCAAACAACAGCTATGTTGTCGTCTTTTCAAACGGGCTATTTCCAATTAAATGAAGCCGACAATATTGTTTTTGTTGACCAAATTTGGCCTGATATGAAATGGGGAACATATAGCGGTAATCAAAACGCTACGGTGTATCTTACAATATATTACAGCAATTATTCGGTTGACGCACTGTCTTCTGCGGGTTCATACACTGGATCGCCATCAGGACTGGTTAGTTCTGCTACGTTTCCTATGACACAGGCTACTGAGTATATCTCTTGTCGTATTCGTGCTAGGTTTATGGCGTTTTCTCTGTCTTCGAAAGATGTTGGCACATTTTGGCGTTTGGGCGGAATTAAATACCGTTATCAATTGGATGGGCGCTACTAATGGCTAGTTTAGACGATATCCTCACTACACAGAAAAATGGCGTTGTTGCTATTAACAATATGGCACAAATTCTGTCGTACATGTCCTATGTCTATATTGCAGATCCTTCTCCAACTGTTCAATCAACAACAACTGCTAACGTTCTTTATACAGTCCCCAACACTCTTCAATATACTGTTACGGGTATAGACATTTGCAATACGTCTGGTTCCGCTGACACATTTACGATTTGTTTTGTAGCGCCTGGTGATGTTGCGGGCACATTAAACGCTCTTTATTATTCTGCTCCGATCGCAGCTTATACAACTATTTCGTGGCGTGGCGGGACTGCTATCGATTCAAACTACACGATACAAGCCTTTGCGGGGACGACAAACCTTACTTTTAAAATCTCTGGCGCATCAAATTAAGGGTTGAACCATGCCACTGCACAAAGGTACATCACAGAAAACAATCAGTGCAAATATCAGTGAAATGATTCATGCCGGACATCCGCAGAAACAAGCAATTGCTGCTGCTTTAAATACCGCTCGTCATTCTCGTGCAGCAGGTGGCCCAAATCAGTTCACTGAAACGCGAACAGGCCCATTGGATTATCGTAAGCCGGACATCTCTGTTCCATTGCCTAGCTACCCATTAGAGGGTCAGCCCATGGTTCATGAGGGTCCAATTCATAGCCCAGTTGCGGGACGTACAGATCATCTACCCATGAATGTTAAATCTGGGTCTTACGTGATTCCCGCTGATATTATTGGCGCTATGGGTGAAGGCAACACAATGGCAGGGTTCAAGATTGCTCGCCGAATGTTCTCTTCCAAACCATATTTCCAAGAGAAAAAACAACCATATGCCGAAGGCGAAAATCCTTATGCAGGCGGTAAACCATACGGTATCCGTGCAGCAGGTGGAAAAACTCCAGTTGAAATAGTTGCTGCAGGCGGTGAGTATGTAATTTCTCCAGAAGATGTTACACATCTTGGGCATGGGGATATAGACCACGGACACCAAATTCTTGATGAGTTTGTTAAGGGGTATCGTAATAAAACGATTGATACATTGAAGAAACTTCCGGGACCGAAGAGGGATTAATGAAAGAAGAATTGAAAATACGTCTTGGCACGCCAGAAGATGAAACGGCAATGCTAGATTTGGCACTAAAGGCATGGGAAGAAAACGGCATAAAAGGCGTAAATCCTATGAAGATGTTGGGCATGATCAAGCCCGCATTATATCTTTGGCAGGGGTTAGTCGGGATCATTGGGGAACCCGGAAAGAAGATTGAAGGAGCGGTCCTTCTCCGCACGTCACAGATGTGGTATTCTGATGAATGGATGCTTGAAGAAAAGGCTATCTTTGTTGACCCTGAGTTTCGTAGTGCAAAAGGTGGACGCGCTCGTAAACTATGTGAGTTCTCAAAGAAAGTAGCCGACGACCTTAACATTCCACTTATCATTGGGGTGCTTTCGAACCATCGGACTGAAGCAAAAGTTCGCCTCTATGAACGACAATTCGGGCCTCCTGCTGGGGCTTTTTTCCTATACAATGTCCAAACTGGACACGACGAGAATATAACGGAGCATTAAAATGGGTGGCAAGACCGGCACAACAACGTCTGGTGTACAAATACCTCCTGAGGTGTTGGCTCGGTATAACTCCGTTAATGCTTCGGCACAGGGCGCGGCAAGTACTCCATTTAAAGAATATAGCAGTGATCCTAATTCCTTTGTCGCGCCTTTAAATCAACAACAAAACACAGCAATTGGTAATATAAATCAATACGCGAATGCGGCTCAGACGGGCTACCAAGCTGGCATGAATACAACTGGATCTGCTATAAACCAAATTAATGCAGGACAAAATGTAGCTCAGCCTTATTTCAGTGGTGCTCAAACAATTGCAGCGGGTGCTATTCCACAATACCAGCAAGCCTCTGGGTTAGCTGCTGCAGCAATGACGCCCTTGCAACAAGCTACATATGCCGCACAGCCAGGGTACCAAGTTGCTCAAGCGGGAACTATGGGTGCGGCTATGGGAACTGGCCAGACCATTGGTGGCCTTGGAAATATTTCGCAAGGTTATAATGCTCCAAACTATCAAGCTGGCGTACAAGGCTATATGAATCCTTATGTGCAGAATGCAATGGGTTCAACCGCTGCTATGATGCAAAATCAAAATAGACAACAGCAGCAACAGTTGCAGGGAAATGCAATTAGTTCTGGTGCTTTTGGTGGGGATCGCGGCAATATTTCTCAAGCTGCTCTTATGGGTCAGCAGAACCTTGCTATGGGCCAAACTCTTGGGCAGATGGCTAATACTGGCTATCAGGCTGCAGCTCAAAATTATCTATCCGGTCTTGGAGCACAAGCAGGTATTGCGGGTCAGCAGGGTGCTATGTACGGACAGATGGGCAATCTTGCTAATCAATACGGACAACTTGGCGGTCAGGCACAGCAGGCTCTTATCAACGCAGGTCAGGCCCAACAGGCAGGCGCAGCTAATATTGCAAATATTGCAGGTCAGGGTATGACTGCGGCTGGCCAATATGGTGCTTTGGGAACGGCTGCACAGAATGCTGCATTGCAAGGTGTTCCATTATCATTAGCCGCTGGTGCCCAACAGGGAACTCTTGGGGCTGGCGCTCAAACTGCGGGTCTGCAAGGCGCTCAAGCACAACTTGGTGCAGGTACTCTTGGTCAACAGACGCAACAGGCTGGCAATACGGCTCTTTATAATCAGTTCTTGCAGCAACAGGCTTACCCATTCCAGACTGCTCAGTTCTTGGCCAACATTGCAGAAGGTACAGGTGCTCTTTCCGGTTCAACTACCACTGCAACGCAGCCAATGTCGTTCTTCTCCGATCGTCGCCTTAAAGAAGATATTAAGCGCGTCGGTACTGCAAATAACGGTCTTCCAATTTACAAGTTTAAGTATAAGGGGGATCCAAACGAGCAGACCCATATCGGCTTTATGGCTCAGGACGTTGAAAAAGTTCATCCAGAAGCAGTTGGCTTGGCTGGCGGTTATAAGACAGTTGATTACGATAAGGCTTCTCGTCCAGCACATCAGCATGGCGGTTTAGTGTCCGAAGGTGGAATGGTTGGGATGCAACACGCTGGCGAAGGTTACGCTGACGGTGGTTATGCTGACTACTATGACCCAAATTCTCTTCAAAATATTATTGCACGACACCAAGCGATGTACGCTAACGCTAGTAGTAATGCGATTCCTTCCGCTAGAAACCTATCAACGGGCATTGGTGTTCATGGTCGCGTTCCAGAAGCTAATTTGCCAGTTGGTGGTTTAAGACCTGCAGGTAAGCCAGATCCGCTTGGGCCGTCTGCAATGGAAGAAGGTTTAGGTGCAGTTGAGCGCGCTCAAAAAATTGGTAAAGCTTGGGATGCAGGAAACGCTGCATTTACGAAGGGAACCGATTGGCTAAAACAAGTAGCGCCAACTGTATTTAATCCTTTGCCCAATAATCCTGCTCCTGCAGGAACTCCTATGCCTCCTTCGCAATCAGATAACATTGATACAGTAACTCCGGCAGAACCAACCCCTAATGCCCGTGGCGGTCGTACTGGCCTTGCAGCAGGTGGAAGCCCTACGCCTGAAGGATTGTATTCGGACACTGCTGGCGGAACATTGGATATCCCTGATCAAAATGATGCAATGCAAAATAAATTGCTGCAATCAAGTGCGCCATCTGGTTCTATGCAAGATCCAACAATGAAAGATCTTAT